GCTGTCAATAGCTGCAGCTCTATCAGCAGTTCAGCAAGGGCTTAATGTCGCATTTGAACGCGGCGCGGCTGAGCAGCGACTACGCAATCTGACCAGCGGCACTGAGGAGTTCAACGCTGCAATGGCGCTGGCTTCGCAAAGCTCAGAAAAGTTTGGCATTACCCAAACAGACGCAACCAAGGCTCTAGCCGACGTATACGGTCGACTGAAAGGCGTTGGCTTTGGCCTGCAGGAAACCGGGCAGATCTACCAAGGATTCAACGCCATCGCGCTGCAATCCGGCCTTGCTGGTGAAGAGGCAGCAGGCGCATTCTTCCAGCTCAGCCAAGCCCTAGGCAAGGGCAAGCTGAACGGTGATGAGTTTGTCATCGTTGCCGAGCGGATGCCGCAGTTGCTTGATGCGATTGCGCAGACCACCGGCAAGAGCCGCGGCGAGCTGCAAGGCATGGCGCAAGACGGCAAGATCACAAGCCAAGTCTTGTACGAAGCATTGTCCGGTGCAGCAGGCGCAGCCGAAAACTTAAACGGCAAGCTGACGGCACAACAGCAGACATTTAACAACCTGCGGCAGGTAACGGATCAACTGCTTAACAGCATCGGCCAAGTCTTTGCACCTGCTGTTGTTGCTGGCGCTCAAGGCCTGGCAGCTGTCGGACAAATGCTTGCCGATTGGTGGAGCTATCTGGGGAATGTGATTTTTCCCAAGGTTTACGAGGCAATCCAGCCGGTCATCAAATCATTGCAGGCAGCATTTCAAGATATTGACTTTGACGCTATTCGCGTTGCGATTCAAAGCATCTTGATCAAAGGCTTTGAGAATGCTATTGGCGTTATCAGCAACTTCTCTAAAGTCCTTGCGTTTGTTATTGACAGCTTTAAGGCTCTATCGCAGAACCCAGTCTTTCAATTCATCGCTGAGCAGGTGGGCAGGCTTGCTGGTTTTCTTGGGCTGACCAACGATAAAGTCGGCAAGTTCAAGGAAGAACAGCAAAAAGTCAATGAGGCAGCAGCCGAATCCGTCAAGAACTATTCCAGCTTGCCGCCTAAGATTGACGACGCCAAAGAAGCGGCAAAGAAACTAAAGGAAGAACAGCAAGCCGTCACCAAAGCAATCCAGGAGGCGGGCCAGGCGGCTGACGCATCCGCCAAGGTCGTTGATGCCGTAGCCAATCAGCGCGCCTCGATCACGCAGGCTTACCTGCAAGCTGAGATGCAGGTCAATGATGTATTGCTCCAGCAGGCGCAGCGCCAACTTGATAACGCGCAGAATCAAACGCAGCGAGTCAAGGCCGCCAAAGATATCTATGAAATCACTGTCAGGCAAGCCGAGCTTGAGCTGCAGGCAACACAGGCGCAGATTGCCGCCGAGGTTGAAAAGGCAAGGCTGGCGGTCGTTTCTGCTGAGCAAAAAGCTAAAGAGATTGAGGCTGTTATCCGCTTGGCTGCAGCGCAAGGCACCGCCAATGCCGAGCACTACAAGGCACTTGATGCAATTAAAGAAGCGGCGGATTTAGCTCAGGTTCAAGCAGGGACCGTTGCTGAGGTTGCTAGGCAGCAAGAACGGGCAGCGGTAGCAGTACGCGATGGAAAGGTCCAAGCAGCAGATGCTGCTTATCAGCAGAACATCGTTGCCAAGGCCACGCAAGCCGCAGCCGGGTCGTCCGGTACATTCGCTAGCAATATGGAGCGTGCGGCAGCGGCAGCAAAAGAAGCGGCTGGAGCCACATCTGGATATGTGCAAGGCATGTCTAGTGCTAAAGCTGTTGGTGTGTCTTATGACTTTGGACCCGCTGGCCAAAACGCGGCGTTCAAATCTGCGTATGATGCCGCCATTAATAAATTCATTTTGGACCAAACCAAAATGTTTATCAGCGTATCCGACAGCCAGCAAAAATACAACGAGATTAACAAACAATTTTTTGATGCTGCCCAAAGCTATAACAGGCGATATTGGCAAGAGAATCGTAAAAACATGGAAGAAGCATGGTTCAAAGGCGGCGGCACAATCTTGCCTGGCATGTCATCGGCCAACCGCCCAGCAGCCACTGGAATGCAGCAGTATGGCATCGGCGCCGGAACGGGAATGGCAACACCGCAAGTCAACATCACCACCGGCCCGGTCACTCAGATGGACGGCACCAACTACGTCACCATGAATGATCTGCAGCAGGCAACATCCACGGCTGCGCGTCAAGGCGCAAACATGGCACTAAGCCAACTGCAGAGCAACCCATCGCTGCGTAGGACCATTGGGGTGAACCGCTAATGCTTGCGATTGCTCAGTTTCTACACGTCTACACGTCTACAGGCGCAACGATCAACCGGTGGCAAAACTTTTGGGTAAACGCGACCGTTGACAGCCACGCATTTTTTGCATTTGATGGTGGTGCGATCTTCTCTCGCATCACTTCTAGCTCAGACAGTCTTGATATTACGTTTCCTGCGTCCAATACATCGCTATCACTCATTGAAAATGGACTGGCGCTGCGCTATCTAGCGACTCTTGACTTGTACCAGTTTGCGCCAACCGCTAATGGCACTGCACCAAACATCAAGACCAAAATTGCTAGCTATACAGGTGAGTTCAGCTCTGCCACTGTCAACGACTTGACGGTCACGCTCCAGATTGGCACTAACTTAGATCCAACCGAGGCTCAAGTGCCTCCGCGTAAGTTCACCACTTCACTTGTCGGTCAACCGCCTAAAGTCTGATGCCAAACTCATTCGAGCTCGATCCATTCATCGCTCAACAGAGCGCATCGGCACCGATTTCTACAAACCTACTGCGCGATGAGTATGACGCAGTAGCTACGGTTGAGAAGGATGCAACTGGTGAGCAGCGCGTTGTTGCTGTAGGGAATTCGATCCCACTTGTTTACGGCAAGTTTCAAGAAAACGTGGGCGGCGTTTGGGTCAGTCCGCCAGCAGCGCGTTACGGTTTGCGGTTAACGGATACCTTGGGAGATTCGTTTGCGCTTGGTCTGGTTATTAGCGACGGCGAAATTGGTAGCATTTCAATCGACGACATATATAAAGGCGCTTTTTCTCTCAAGAATATCTCTGGCGCAACTAGTGCGTTTGCCTATGGCACGATGCCAACAAGCGGATATGACTATACATTTTCAACGGTTAGCACCGTACCGGGTACTCCTGCCATACCTGCAACGCCTGCAACCGTCATTCCTGGAACAGCGCCTGTATACGAATACAGAGAACGAGTTGATAATGATGCAAAAATACAGACTACGATTGGGCTTTCCTTTGTATCCTTTTACGTAGCCAAATTATCATTTACAGTAAAAGTAGAAGACGAAACCAATACGCAACTGCCGTTTCTTTATACGTTTTCACGTGGAAGCAGGACTATTGCTACTAGCGGCGTTCTCCCTTCTAATGCGGTAACAAGCATTTCTCTGTCTGACGACAATGGCTACGATTCAGCTAGCTATACGTTGCGCATAGACAGAGGAAGCGTGAGCGCATGGCAAGGGCGAAAGAACATTAAAATCAAAATCAATCCATATTCAGGATCGACTTTTTTGCAAGTGCTGGTTGCCCCAGGCACGCCATCAGTAACAATTCCCGGCACTCCTGGAGCGCCAGCCGTTCCGATTTCATATAACACGGTTGGCTTGCCACTATCACCTGGATCCGGCGGATCGTTTGCGGGGTTAAGTTGTTTAGCCGTCAGAGGCACTTACACAGTAGAGGCAAAGCTTGGCGACTACAAAGAGCAGGTGCGCTGCTTTGTCCGCAATGGAGTCAGGGTTGCAGACATACTGACTGGCGGCATTGGAAGCTCTAGCAATTTTCTAAATCTTGCATACTATCTGCTTAAGGCGAACAATGTCCCGGATTATTTAATTGACATTGATTCGTTCAAGGAAGCTTATAAATTCACTGAGCGCAACAGGTTGTTCTTCAATGGAGTCGTCAATAACCCAGTCAACCTGCGCGACTATTTGGCGCGTGTGGCGCCTGGATTCTTGCTGCGGTTTGTCCAAATCGACGGAAAGTTTGCTTTTAAGCCGGTGCTGCCTGTGCTGTCAAACGGCGACTTTAACGCCAGCACGATCTTTCCCGCAAAAAGCTTTGACGCGACGCAGATATTGAATGACACATACGAAAAAACATATTATCCATCCCAGCAGCGCAAGCCTATATGCGTGCTTGTCACGTGGCGCGAACAGCTCAGTCAGCCTTATAGCCTCAACACCACCACAGAAATCAGGTACACGGGAACGGCATTGAACGGACCATTTGAGCAGTATGATTTTTCCGATTTTGTCACCAACAGCATTCACTCCGAGCTGGTTGGTAAATATATTCTTGCTTCAAGAAAGCACATTACTCACTCCGTTTCGTTTGTTGTGGCGTACGACGCAGAATCACCTCCCGGCGAGAAGCTAGTCGCCCAGCTCCAACCGATGGACATTATCAGGATCACGCGCGCAGGCGTTGTCTCATCCTCTGGTTCTTATGCGGAGACTGCGTACTATCAAGTAGCTTCCATTTCGGAAACTGCTGCTGGTCAAGTTACTATTGAAGCCAATCATTTCCCGACTGATGCCGGCGGCGCTAGTTTGATTGCAGGCGACATCGCACTCAATCCGTTCGTGGTGCTGTAAATGGCTGTTCAGAGTTTTCCGGGTATCAAACCGAGTTCAAGGGTATGGACGCCAGGCAGCAAGCCGCAGTCGACCTATCGCAGCCAAGGCGGCTACGAAGTGCGCATCCAACACGGAAGCTTGAGCGTAGGAGCTCAGCTCAGCCTTGGCTTTCAGAATCTACTGGAGGCTGTTGGCAAGCAGATTACTGATCACTACGCCATAGCCCAAGGCTCGTTTGAAACGTTTGCGGTGCCAGTTGAAATGTTTGCCGGCATGACGACCTACGACTACATCACGGCAACCGGCACAACATGGCGATACAACCGCCCGCCTAGTGTCACCTATGTTGCACCTGGCATCCAAAGTATCAGCGTAGAGCTAGTTGCTGTTCCGGTTTAGACTGACAGCAAAAGCTAAACGGCAGTGGCTAAGCAGTACACCGGCATTGATGGCTCCCTACTGGTTGACAACGTGCAAGTAGCACGAGTCAGTGACTGGAGCTTTTCGGCCAACGCTGACACGCTAGAAACTACCAGCCTTGGCGACTTTGCCCGCAACTACGTTTATGGCGTGCAGTCATTTACTGGGACGGCCACCGTTTTTTACTACGAAAACGCATCAAACTTG